CGCTCGGTGACCGTGCTGCGCTGTGCCGCTTCGGCAGTGGCGCGCTCAGCAGTGGCCGTGTCGACACGCGCACCCTGCACGAACAGGGCGACGGACAACGCGACCACCACCACCAGTAGCACGCCGATGGCGTACAGCAGTGGCTTGACGCTGAGCTTGGCCAGGATGGTCATGAGTGGATCTCAGGCGCCCGCCGTGTTGGTGTCGTCCGGCAGATCAGGCAGGCGGATGCTCGGCAAGCCCTGCCCCTTCAGTCGCAGCAACAGGAAAAACCAACTCAGCAGCTGCAGCGCCTGGCCAGCCGATGGATCCGCGAGCAAGCCGCCGAACCGGTCCTGCAGGAAATCCACCTGCGTGGCACCCCATGCAAACAGGTCCACCAGGTACTGTCCCAACACGGTGCCGGCAGCGGCCAGCCAGACAGTGAAGGACTTCCACGCGCTACCCAGCGGCACGGCACCCTTGCGGGTGAACTTGTCGTAGAACAGGTAAGCCACTGCGATCAGCAGGACCAGGAGCAGGGTGAAGAAGAGTTGCATGTCAGGATCCTCAGTTGTCTTCGGCGGCGAACCGCAAGTTGGCGGCGATACGGCGCATCCAACCCGCGCCGTGCACCTTCCAGTTCTTCAAGCGCGTCATGAACTCCATGCGATCCGCATTGAATCGATACGCGATGTCGTTGTGATCCGTGGCCCGTATGGCCGCCAGCGTCATGTTTCCGATCATTCCGTCGTCCGCGACCTTGACGGCACGCTGCAGCCAGCGCGTGGCCTGGGCGATGCCGCTGTTGACTGCGCCGTCCAGCAACTGGAACGCGACCACTGGCGCCAACTTGTCGCACTTGGCGGCTTCCCAGAAATCGCGGCGGTAGATCGCAATGGCTTGCTCCCGCGTCAGGTTCTTGATGTCCAGCGTCGGATACGTGTTGGCAGCGATGCCGAACTTCGTGCCCTTCAGCTGGCCGACACCCACCCGACCACCCGTCCAGTTGCCCGGATCACGACTGTCAGCGGTGTAGCCGCCTTCGTGTGAAAGCAGCCGGTCAATGAAGATGGGGAAGCGGTCAGTCATGGGGTCTTCTGTGCCTGTTCGACGGTGTTGACGCGGCGTTCGATTTCGGTGATGCGCCAGACAAGTCCGGCATTGACGGTCTCTTTCAACACGCGTACGTCGGCCGTCAACTGCTGCAGCTCACGACTCTGTTTGGCCTGTTCGGTACCGTTCTCGCGTGTCTCACTGCGGATATCCAGCAGCACGATGCCGCCAAGAAAACTGATGACTGATAGGAACAGAGGCACGCCGAAGCGCGTGATCGCCTTGGCTAACGTGCTCTCTGTGGCCTGCTCGATGTTCATGTGCTGCTCGCTCATCGCCCCTGTCCGACTACTTGGTAAAAAAAGACCCACCACCGCACGCGCCACCCGGGCATCTGCGTGCGGTGGTGGCCAGGACTTACGTCAGGGTTGCGTTGCCTGGCGTCAGGATCACGGTGCACGTGGTCTCGGTGTTGGCGCCGGCGACCGCTGCGATCGCGCCACCCGTGACGTCTCCGGTGGCCGGCGAAGCTGCCGAGTCATCGAATGCACCCACGCCGCTGTTGGCGCTGATATCGAACACAAGCTTCTCGCCGACCGCGAACACCGCGGCAGACACCTTGGGTGCCGTGACTTTGCCCTTGATCTTCACCGCACCAGTCGCACCGGCAGCGATGTCGACAAGCGCGACGCCCAAGCAGTGGCTCATCTTGATGAGCGTGCCGCTGGCGATGGTGGTGCCGCCGCCGTTGGTGTAGTTGACGGTCGTGCCGTCATCAACATAGTTTTCCATTGCGATATACCTCGAAGAGATTGAGTGAGTGCGGGTATCGAACTAACCAGGAACCGGCGCGGCTTTCACCGCGCCGCGCTGGATCAGGCCAGACCGGCGTTCTTGAACAGGCCGCGGAAGTCGATGGCCTTGGCACCGAACACGTGGCGGCACTTGATCTGCACGCCGTCCACTTCGAAACCGGACTTGGTTTCGGTGAACACGCCTTCGTGGCCTTCCAGGTAGGCGTACTCGATGGTGTCGATGGTTCCCGGCGCCGCGGCACCGAACCATGCCGTCGCACTGCCGTCATGCAGACGCGGCTCGACGATGGGCGTCAGGCTGACGCCGGTGACGTTGAGGTCGATACCCTTCGACGCGACGATGGCAGCGTTGGTTGCCTTCAGCGCCACCTCTTCCAGCTCCGGCGGCACGATAAGGAACTGCGGACGCACGGTGATGTAGCGACCCTCGAGGCCCTTCTGCAACAGCATCTTCTGGCGCATTTCCGCCAGCGGATTGGCCTTGGTCGGATCGAGTGCATCGGCCAGCTTGGCGGCGGTGCCGAGGTTGCCGTGGTCCGCGTGGAACAGGGCAACGTTGTCGGACATTGCGGCATTGCCGGTCAGGATCGCGTAGACCAGGTCGGATTCGAGGTCGGCCGCACTGGCGCCGAATGCGAACGGGATGCGGGTCAGCGCGTCCAGGTCGTCGTTGACGATGGTTTCCCAACTCAGCGAAACGATGCGGCCGTACTTCTGCACGGCATACTTCTCGGCGCCGTCGCCGATGACACCGTGCTCATACTCGGCACCTTCCAGCACGCGCTTCAGGCTGGGCGCACCGCCCAACTGGGCGCGGCTGATCTGCTTGAAATCGGGCAGGATGGCCTGGCGGCTGAAGGGCAGGAACGTGCGCATCGTACCGGCGTAGCCGGAGCGCAAGCTCTTGGTGACCACGTTCTCCAGGATGTTGGGGAAGTCGCTGGTGGTCTGCATCGCCTGCACGGCGATCTCGGACTTGGACATGCCGCGGGTGTTCTTGCCGGCACGGGCCAGCGTATCGCGGGCGAGGTCCATCAGGTCGAAGCCACGGAAGCCGTTTGACTGTTCGTCCAGCTTGTAGGCGCCCGGGTTGTAGCGGTGCAGCACGGCGTTGATCGCGCCGTCGCGGTAGGTCTTGGTTTCGTCCTGGTTGCCCGCTTCCACGCGGTGGTTGCCGGCAATGGGCGTGGTGTCTTTGCCCAGCAGTGCGAGCAATTTAGTGCCAGCAGCTTCAGGGGTGATTTCGTCGTTGTCCTCGCATTCCTGCTGGACCTTGGCGATGGCAGCGACATCCAGGTCAGTGCGCGCCACGAACGGAGCGAACTGCGAGCGGATGGCGTCACGGCGTGCCTTGTCGGCGGCGACGGCAGCCTTGGCGGCGGCCTTCTTTTCTTCTTCGTTCATGGTGGTAACTCCAGTTGGATTACCGGCATCCGCCGGCGGGGTGGGCTCGGTCTGGATGACCGGCGGATTCGTGGCAGCCGGCGCTGCAGGCGCGGGCTTGGTTGTGGCGGCGTGAGGTGCGGAACGCAGCGCGGCAGCGACAGCAAGGCCGGCATACTTCGCAGGTGCGCCCCGAGCGCTGATGCGTTCAAGCAGCGCCGCGGCGAAGGCCCTGGCGTTCTCGTCCGGGTCCTTGTCTTCCTCGAGCGTGTTGCCGAGCGCAGTCGCGAAGCCAGCAGCGACTGCTTCGTCGCCGGTGTAGTAGTGGTCGACGCCATCGGTCAGCAACGCCAGCACGTCTTCTCGCGACATGCCAGATGCGGTGACGTAGGCATCGGCCATGGCCTCGCTGAACTTGTCCAGCACGTCGGCGTACTGCCGCATCTCTACGGCATTGCCATACAGGCCGCCCCAGGGCGCGTGGATCATGAGCAGCGAGGTGGGCGGAACTTCGCGGGTATCACCGGCCATGGCAATCAGCGATGCGCTTGACATTGCCACGCCGTCCACGGTCACGGCCTTCGTCGCCTTGTGGCGCTTCAGTGCGTTGTAGATGGCAAATCCATCGGCAACGCTGCCGCCGTAGCTGTTGATGCGCACATTGATAGTGGCAACCGTGGCGGGCAGATCGTTGAGCTGTTGGGCCACCGACTGCGCTGTGACCGAATCGCCCCACCAGCTGTCACCGATATCGCCGTAGATCAGCAGTTCGTAGGCGCTCGCATCCGCCGCCATTGGTGCCAAGCGCATGACAGGCTCGATATGCGGCCGGTTGTGCGGGTCGCGTGGACCTGCCTGTACGCCGGTGGCCATGGCCAGCAGTAGCGCCGTGGTGAGCAGATTGGTTTTCATCAGACGGTGTCTCCGTTATTGACCAGGCGCATGCGAGCGGCGCGACTGCGCGGTCCGCGACGAGTTTTCTCTTCTTCTTCAGGCTCTTCTGGCGCTGGTGACTGCTGTGCTGTCGATAGCGTGTTGCGTGCGTCAGACTCCAGCACCAGGCCAAGTTCATCCGCCAAGGCGCGCTCGCGACGCAGCTGTTCGAACACGTCCTGCAAGCGACCACCACGCTCGGCGATGAGCTGCTGCAGCGACTGGATGCCGCCACGCGACATGAGCAACATCGCGTCGGCTTCTTTCTTCGGATCAATCCACGGCATCTTCGGGCCGCGGAATTCCGCTTGAGCAACGGTCTCGGGCCGGATGTGTGCCGGCACTTTCAACTGCCCCGACACAATGGCCATCTGCACGAAGCGTTCCCAGACGGGCTGGATGAAGCGCGACACGAATTGTTGCGTGAGCATGCGGTAGCCGTCGTAAGACTCGACCAGCTCCTGGCGCTGCGCGGAGTACGTGCCGTCGTAGTCGCCGGCAAAGCTGGAATAGCTGAGCTGCGCAGGGCGCGAGGCAGCACGCAGCATGTTCATGCGGAAATCGCCCAGCGCAGTGTTGGGGCGATTCGGGTTGACCATCTCGATCTCTTCGCCTGGTATCAGGTCGGTGAAAATCGCACCAGCCTCGAGAAGGAAGTCGCGCTCCACTGCGCTGCCATCGTCGTTGGTGGGCGGCACGTAGCCGTCCATGTCTTTGTCGCGCTTGATGAATGCCGCGATGCGTGCGGCGATGCGTGCGGCGGTCCGCTCGGATTCTTCGTAGTCCTTGATGTCGAGCAGACGATCAATGGCGCTGGCGAACAGGCTGATGCCACGAAGGCCAGACAGACGCTCGCGTACGGCAAGATGCAGGAAGCGTTCGGCCGGCACCCGCTTCAGATCGTTCTCGACGAACCACCCACCGTTGCCGGGGTGACGCTTGTGGACGTGATACGCGATGGGCTGGCCCCACTCGTTGCGCTCGATGCCTGCCTGGATATTCGGGGTGTCACTGTCGTAATTCAGCGGCACTACGTCCGCCTCCAGCAATTCCAGAGACAGCGGGATCCGCGAGGCATGACGGATGAAGGCACCGTTGCCTTCGACCAGTTGCACGAACATCTCGCCATCACGAAGCCAGGACCGGCAAGCCAGTTCCTGCGCCTGCACCCAGGACATGGTGCGCGTAACTTCCGGGCTGGCGGTCCACTCGCGCCACAGGTTGAGCAAGTCGCGAGCGAAGTCGTCGTCGATATCGTCGTAGTTCTCGGCGCCTGGCTTGCCAATCCGCGGAGTGGGCTCGACGCTGATACCCGCTGGGCCGATAACACTGCGCGTCAGCGTTAGCAGCGCACCACGGAGCAGATCGTGGTTGCGCTCCAGATCGCGCATGGTGGCGCGCACCGTTGCGGCGTCACGCACCACCTGCCGCTCGCCCGTGCTGTTGTCTTTGTTTTTCTTGCGGCGCTTGGTTGATTTGCCGCCTTCATATGCCGCAAGCACGTTGCGCGCCTGGGCGCGCTTGATCGCGAGCGCCGGCGAAACCGCGGCGATGGCGGAATCCAGAAGATTCACTTGTTGAACACCGCAGTGCTGTAACGCAGGCTTCCGCGGCCAGTGCCGGCACCCGTTTGCGCGGTCAGTTCACGCTGCAACTGGGTGATGGCTTTGCGGATCTCGGCGAGCTCCGCCTCCTGTCGCTGACGCTCACCAAGCCGCAAGCTGAAGCCCCGCGTGAGGATGCGGGCTTCAGCGGCAAGGTAGTTGTCCAGACGCGCTTGGGTGCTCATGGACGCCCAAGCTATACATCTATCTGTCCACGATCACGGTTTTCTGTGGACTATTTTCAGCCCTGCTTTGCCGGACGCACAGTCTTGCTGGGGTGGCACTTATAGGCCATCGATCGACTGACCTTGTGCTTTTCCACAATCTCGCCAATTGATCGCCCTTGCCGCCAGTCCTCAGCAATCGCTTCCACATCCACTTCTGGTCGAGCTCTATACGTGACACGAAGCCCCGCCAACACATCGGCCTGGACCGCACAGAGTGCATCCGCCATTTGCAGTGCGTGATGCGCAGGAATATCCGGCACGCCACGGCGGATGCTTTCCGCAAAGGAGGTGCGTAGGGTGTCGGTCATTTCGTCAGCTTTTGCGTCTTCGGCCATGGTGGTTTCGCTCAGTTGGCATCCACCCAGCCCTTGCGGCGCCGGGCTGGTTTGGTGTTGGTGGGCAGGTCGCTATCGCCATCCAGGCTCCGCGATGTTTCACGGGAATCATCGGCAGCCGACCTGCGCGGCGGGCTTGGTGGTGTTTGACGGGAATCCAACTGGACTGCGTCTGCGCCAGTGAATAAATCGTTCGGCGGTTGCACCGCTTGTTCAAGCTGCTTCCACCAATTCGCTTTCTTGGGAAGCCAGAGATCCAGGCGCTCCTCGAGCCAGATCGCATAGGTGAGACAGTCCTTGACCTCAATGCGCTTCCGGGTCGCAGTCCAGCGAGACTCAGTGCCCTTGGCCGTCCGCTTGAACGCACGAACTTCACCGGCCAGCTGCTTGTACCATTCGTCAGAGAGCTCACTTGAGAAGTGCACGTAGCCCGGACCAGGAGCGCCGACCGTCATGCGTGCCTGGAAACGGTCCTTTGCCAAGTTCGTGCCGACCTGCCACAACACGGGACCTTGCTTCTCTACCTTGCCATTCCACTTGTAGGAAACCCGGGCGTTTCCGTTATCGATCGAACGCTCGCGGCCACTGGCACCTTTGACTGCGTGCACGCGCATTGACTTCAGGCGGTGTGCGAACGCGTACACGGCATCGGCATGGTGGCCACCGGAGTCGATCGCACTTGCGTAGATCTTCTGAGGAAACCCGCAGCTGTGCTCGTACTCCGAAGTGCGCAGGAACTCCTCGACATCAGCCCATACTTCGGGCAGCGCAGGATTGCCGAAGAACACCATGTGGTCGATCGTCCACATCTGCCCGCCTAGGCCATAGCCCCACACCGCCGCCTCGATGCGGTTGTCCTGTGTGTCCAGGCCACACAGCAACAGCAGGCAGTCGCGTGGCATGCGGCGCAGTGCGAAAGGCTCCGCACGATTCTTCAAGTCGTCGACATCGGTCTTCTCGATGTCACCTTCCCACGTCTCGCCACGCGTCAGGTTGACGAACGCCTTCATTTTGGTGTCGTCGCCTTCCTGCATTTTCTCGTAGGCCGCCAGGAATTCTTTGACGATCTCCGACCACTGCACTGATGGGCTGTACGCAGTCCACACGTGCAAGGCTATGTGCTTAGGCGCGTCGAGCTGCGCGCCTTCCGGCGTAGTGAATGTGCCGTCATCCAGCAGCCATACGGCGTCGCTGTCGTTTATCCAGACGCCCCCGTCAGCTGCATTGAAGTAGTCCGCCTGGGTGATGGGAGACGCGCAGTGCGGGCAAAGGTGATATGCAGTCGCGGGATTGCCATCACGCCATTTCAATCCATGGGGTTCGTCTTTGCCGCCCCACGACAACGGGTGGTGCGTGTGGCAGTGCGGGCATGGAATCTGGAAAGTGAAGCGCTCATCCGCCGCGATGAAGGCGTCATCGATAAGGCAGAAGCCTTTGAGCTTTGGCGTGCTGCCGCAGACCAGTTGTGGGAACGTAGCACCCTCAAGGCGCTTCTTCGCCAGGCTGCGCGGATCGCCTTCCTTTTCGATATCGCGATCGAAAGCCGACAACTCATCCAACCAGGCGCGGTCTATGGAGATGCGGCGGTAGTTCTTTGCGGCCTTGCCACCCAAGACGCGCAGCACGCTGCCCACGAAGCGCTTCTGCGTGAGCGTGTTGTCTTTGTGACGCTGCAGGTGCGACGGGAACACGACGTGCATGGCCTCGACGTCGCGCAGCATTGGATCCAGTTCCGACTTCACGAAGTCCTCGGCGTCCGAATCCGTGGGCTGCCACAGCGCCTGGTTGCGGCGCTTATGGGCGGCGAAATATCCGAGGCCGGCGAGCAGCATCTTCGTGTACCCGATGCGGGCCGACTTCTTCACGTCGACCTCTTGCACGTCGTCGTTGCTGAAGACCGACAGGATGGCCCGCTGGAATGGCCAGGGCGTCCAGCCTTGCTCGACGTAGGAGGATTCGGCCGACAGGTAGAAGTTGTGTTCCGCCCACTGGTTCAGGGTTTCTGGTTCCGGCACCGCCAGGGCGAGCATGCCGCGCTTCAGCCGGCGGTCGATCTCCACCAGCTGCTGGGTGTCGATGCGCATGAGGCTCATGCCGCGTCCGCCTCGGCCTGCAGGGCTTCGTCGCTTTCTGCGTCCTGGTCGGCAGCGGCGTCGATGCTGATCTCAAGGTCGGCGAGCGATACCTGCGCCGCCAGGTTGCGTGCGCGGGCAACCGTCGCGGTCACGGCGGCGATGTCGCTGCTGGTGAGCTGCGGCAGCCGGCGGCGGACCTCGCCCGGGATCGTGTCCAGGATGCGGCCAGCGCGAGAGCTGGCTTTCGCGAGCACTTCTTCCAGTAGATAGGTGGGCATGAGCTCGCGCCGCTTCTCAGCGAGCGCGAGTTCCTTGCGTGCGTTGTCGGCGTTCTTGCCGCGGATGGTCGCCCTGGTGTTCTCAAGATTCAGGCGGACGCCCTCCTCTCCGCCGCGGCCAGCGGCAATCTCGCGCAGGTGTTCGCAGTACGCGATCAGCCAATCCTCACCAGCGGCGCCATCGACCAGCACGCCGCGCTGCAATAGACCGGCGACCGCCTGCTGCGTGACGCCGATCAACTCGCCGAACTCCGCCTGAGTGAGCGGGACAGTGAGCCCTTCCATTACAACCCCCCCCGCTGAATCACCCTTGTGACTAGCGACAAACCGAGGTCCGAATTACCCGTAACCACGACCCCCAGGGAGGACCCATTGTTCAGCTTGGCGTTCAGGTTCGAACAGGCGCCGCTAACCTGAACGCCCCTAGGGATTCCCGTGAAACGTCCTGCCATACCTGCCCAACCAATAGCGCATAGGTTAGGCAGGCGGAAACCCACGCCATTGCTGGCTGCGTCCAACCTGCCTAACCTGCCTAACCTGTACGAACATACATAGAGGAAGTACCGAGCCACTCTCTTACACGTGCGCATGGAGAAAAGGTTGGGCAGGTTGGACGGCCGCCCGTCCCTGCTAGCTATAGAGGTTGGGCAGCAGGTTGGGCACGTCCAACCTGGTTGGGCAGGTCGCGAGTCAGGCTGGCGCATCGCCCCCCCTATATGGCCCAGTCCGAAGCCACAGCCACACCCGCGTTCCATAACGTTGAGGTCGGTACTTATCCCAAGCAAGGCGCGTCATGATTGCGGCCACGCGCATCTGATCCTGCTTGGTATGCCGCGCAAGATCGATGTGCAGGGCGCGAGTCAGGATCTCGGTCGTTGAGCACTCAGTGACGATGTAAGGGTTCTGGCACATCTCGATCCCTGCATACACATCCACCTTGTCGCTGCTGGGCGCTCGCCCGTCTAACCATCGGCTGATCGGCTCGGACCACGAATCCTCCAGGTAACGCTCGTCCTGTTGGTCTTTCGCATCCGAGGGCAACACCCACCAATCCAAACCATCATCCAACAGCGCCACAGCCTCAGCCCACAGCTGGTCGCGCACGGCTTCAATCGCACTCACGTCCACACGTGTCACGCCTACAGGCAGAAAGCGACGCCCACCGGTGTGGTCGCGTTGCCACTCGTTCTCGTTGGTAGTGCCGATGAAGACGCACTGCCGCGGAAAGGTGCGGCTGTAGCGGCCATAGCTGGGCCGGTACGTGTCACTGGTGGCGGAAAGTGTTTGCTTGACCTTGTTGGTCTCAGCCTTGGAGAACGACGTCATCTCGCCGATCTCCACACCCCACTTCCCCACGATGTCCTGATAGAAGTCTTTTTCAGCGGGGCTGCGCTGCGCATCCATGTACCACCGGTCACCGCCGAACAGGACTTGCGTCACGCGGGTTTTACCGAGCCCTTGCCCGCCTTCGAGCACCAGCATCGTGTCAACCTTGCAGCCTGGGCGCAGAATGCGGGCCGCGGCGCTGACCATGAATATCTCAGCAACGCGCTGGTGATACTCATCATCCGTTGCACCGAAGTGATCCACGAACAGTCGCCGCAACCGGGGCTCGCCGTCCCACTTCAAGGTGCGCAGGTAATCACGCACCGGGTGGAACTTGTGTCGACGCGCTACCGCTTCAACGGCCTCCAGCACCATGGATGACTTCACGATCATCTGGTATCGATCCGGTGAGCCCAACCAGGCCGAAAGCTCAACGCCATCCAGCTCAGTGAACTCACCGTCGTTGCCGCCACTCCACGGCGGCGCTCGGCGCACGACCACGCGGTTGGCGAACTCATCCAGCGCCAACAGCCCAGCCAGTTGCGGATCCATTTCCAGAATCAGCATCAGGTTGTGCATGGCGGCTTGGACCGCACCGTCTTTGGTGCAGGTCAGCTTGTTTTGCCAATCGTCGGCGCCGGTCTGCCCGCCGCCTGGCGGACTACCACCGCCCACGATCACTGTCAGTTTCTTCGGCACAGTCATACCCGGTGAACTTCGACCTGCACCACGCGCTCTTTGGCCCATGCAGCAAGTTGAGGCGGCGACCAACCATTGCCAGCAGGATCTAGCGCGTCGGCTATATCCCAGCCTTTCGGCTGCCCAGTGGTATCAATCATTCGAATGGAGCGAGCTCCTGCGCGGGTCAAAAAATCCACCACGCCCGGATGCCATCGCCCGCTGGAATCTTTGTGGCCAAGCATCACGCGCTGTCCCGCCTCATCGGCATCGGGCCACAACACCGCATCGCGGCCGGCCATGGCAGACCAGTCCACAAGCGGCTGCGTGTAGTGCGGACCCTTCACGGCGTCATGCCACGACGTGCCACCCAAGCCGTTGCTGCCGCCTGGCCATGTCACCGTCGCGTACATCGGCAACGCGCCAGCGCTAGCGGCGCGGCACTTTTCGCCCTCCACGATCAAAACAGGCGCGTCAGGCTTCGCCGCAAGCTCATCAAGGCCGCACAACGGGCGCAGGATGGGGAACAGGCACAGCGCCCACGTCTTGCTGCCATCGGGCTTGATGCAGTACGTGACCGTCGGCGTCACCTTCGTGAACTTGCCGCTGTCGTCCTTGAATTCCGCCCGTAACACGTAGCCCAGCAGACCACCCTCACCGTCTCGATATTCGTCGGCCCGCAGTGGCTTCCACTTGGATGCCTTATTCTTGCCCGGGTTGAATATGGGCACTGTCCAACCATCAGTCCCGAACAGCGAAGGCGCATCGCGGGGCACAGGCAGCAGCGGCACCAGCCGCACGTCGGGGACAGCCTCCGGCGCAGGCGCGATGATGCGGGCGGTGGTCAGATCCAGCCTTTCGAAAGCCCGTTCATCGAGGCACTTGCAAGCCTCGACGAAATCCAGTCCATGCTGCTCAATCAACCAGGTGATGGCGTCGCCGTTCTTGCCGCATCCGTAGCAGTGGAAATATTGCTTTGACGGAATCACGTTGAAACTGGGCGTGCGCTCTCCATGGAACGGGCAACACCCCACGTAATTCTTGCCGCGCTTCTTCAGCTGGATGGATCCACCGATCAGGTCAACCAGGTTGGCTTGCTCGCACAAGCGAGCGCGCTCTACGTCATTGATGCGACGCTCGTTCATGCCTTGACCTCAAGCACCAGAACACCTTGGCACGTGCGCTTGGCGTCATCCTCGATGCGGTATCGCGCTTTCTCAGCCAGCGCATCGTCTCCAGCCAGACCAGGTGCGTCGCTGTATAGCTCAGTCATCGCACGCACCAAACCCGCGTTCGCATGCACGTTTGGATGTGCAATGACGCTGCGGTTCCAGTGTGGCGGCCTCCCCCTGGCCATAAGCATCAGGGCTCGACACCGGGGAGTAGCGCATGCACGCGCCTGCGCACACCAGTGATGGCGATGATCAGGTCATCCGACTCATCAAGGATTCTCCTAGCGTGCGGCAAGTCTTCTGCATCAATGCGCCCATCACTCATCGCAGGCGACAGCGCGGCAATCAGATCGCCGAACTCCGACATCAGGTTGGCAATGCCCACCGCCTGGTCAGCTTCGGTATCGCTGACCAGCTTCACCGGCAGCACACCACGCCTGCGCGCCAAGTCGCGTTCGCAGTTGCTGCGATACGGCTCGGGCAGGCTCATCACCCACGCATCTTCCAGATCGGCGGGCAGCGTCTTGACTGTGCCATCCATGTAGCGACGAATGATCTGGGCGTTGTTGTCCATGGCCTTGATCAGGTCAGCGCCGTCACCGGTACGCAGCTTGACCTGGCGCACATCGGGTGCGGTCATGCCGATGTAGTTCTCGGCCACCGTCATTGCGAACGACGTGTAGTTGCAGCCTGTGCTGTCCAGCATCTGACGCGTGTGCGCATAGATAACCGACTGCCGCGGCGGCAGAAATTGACGGGCGGCCTTCATGCGCGCACCTCATGCGGGCCTGCAGAATCCAGGCCATGCACAACGTCCTTCCCTTCCCTACCCGCCTTCGCCTGCACGTCATGCGGACATTCAACATCCGCACCGGCCCGGGGGCGGTGGTCGCAGTGTTCTTTCGGCTGGGGATACAGCTGCACGATCACAGCCAGCGCGGCCAAGACCAGGGCAGCCAGAACAATCACCCAGAGAAACCAAGCCGTGCCCCGTACTGACGGCCCGAAGCTGCCGGCGGGATACTCCTTGCGGTGCCAGTTGTTGAGCACCATTTCCAACACCTGCAGCTGGCTGAGCTTACGCATAGATCACCACCGCACCCCAATGGGTGCCGGTCTGCCGGTGATAGGCTGGGAATCGCCCGACAACCATCCCACCACCGGAGACCGACATGGAAAGCAAATTGGAACGGCAACTGCTTTTGCAGTTGTCAGGCGAAGTGCGTGCGTTGCGGTATGTCCTGGACATCGTCATGGCGACGCATCCCTTGCCGCATTCCCTGGCGCAGATGTGGCCAGAAGTTCTGCCAGAGCTTGTAGACGAGCTTGTCGGATCAGATCCCGCGCCCAGCGCAGAAGTATCCGAAGGGTGGCGAAAGACACTCGCACACTACTCAGAGTTGATCGAGGCGCTGCAAGGGCCGCCTGTTTCCGGCGAACCACTCTGAGAACGGCGTCTTCGCCCAACGTACTGTTGAGTGCGCGTTCCATGTCGTCATCGGAAATGGAGCGCATGTCAGCCCACCCTTGCCAGCTGTTCGCTGGTTTCACGGAAAGCAGTTCCGTAGATACCCTGCATATCCACGCGACCATTGGTCACGTCGACGATGATCCGGGCCTGTTCCGGGCGCGGGAAGCGCTCGCCGCGGCGCCAGGACTGGACGGTGCGCAGCTTCACTTGGAACAAGGCACCCGCCTCGGCGTCGCCCACTTCGGTGATGAAATTAGCCAATGATGTCGTCATGGCCCGGCAAACTACACGAAACGTGTTCTACACGCAAGGTGTATCTACACGGTTCCAATCTGGCCGCCCGTTCAGGGTCACCCTACGCTTTTGTGATGAACTACGATCAGAAAAAGTCGGAATACAGGCGCGAAGTGGGGAAACGCCTGAAGGTGGCAAGGGAATCCGCCGATATCACGCAGGAAATTGCTGCTGAACGACTGGGCCGCGCTTTGGGGAAAGAACTGCCTTCATCACGTATAGGGAACTACGAACAGGGGACGCGCCTGCCAGACCCCTTGGTAATACAGATCTTGTGCAGCATTTACGGCAACATTTCACCCTCGGCCATCCTGGGGTTCCCTGATGCCATCATGGGCAAGGACGAACAGGCGCTATTCGAGAAATACAGGACTACAGACGACCGCGGGAAGCGCGCCATTCATGGCGTTGCGGATGCTCAATCGGGCTACGAAGTAACGCCGGAAAAACAGGAAATCTCAGAGCCGGCGGTGCGTACAAAACATTCGGCATAAGGAGATGGCATGCTTTGCACCAACTGCGGCTTCCGGGGCTTGCCCCGTAGCGTCACACCAGGGTCGATCATCATCGAACTTGGCCTATACATTTTTTGCCTCATCATCGGCGGTTTGATCTATAGCATTTGGCGCATTTCAGCACGCCACAAAGCCTGCCCGTCCTGCGGCAACCGGAACATGATTCCCGAAAATAGCGTCATGGCGCAGCAGTTCGCGCATCGGGAACATGCCGCCAGATCACCCCCGCCCGTTCCTGCAGCCGCCAAAACCCAAGACTGAGCGCTGAAACCAGCGTAGCCGGGGCCAAAAGTGCCCTGATTACAAATATTGCGGCACAGCTACACATTTCGTGTTGACATGCGCTACACGCTACGTGTAGGGTGCGAGCCGTCCGGTCACCCGACCGGGCAGGGCACCGCCGGTTTCGCCGCATCCCCTCGGCTTTTCCGGTGGCAATACCCGCCAGCGCAGGCATCGCCCCCTTCCTTGCCTGCGCGGCGGGTCGCCCTTTCCACACCGGAGAGGCCGCCATGTTCGACGCCATCGCATCCCTGGACAGCGAAACCAGCACCGCAGAGCCCACCGCCACCCTGCCCCCGGCTGCCATGCGCTGCATGCGTGCCGCCAGCCGCGCAGACCACCAGCACGCCAAGGCACTGCGCAGCAGCGCAGGCGGTGAGCACTTCCAGGACCACAAGCGCCGTGCGCGGCTGCTGAAGGTAAAGGAAAAGCGCACCGAAGCACGCAGCGACGAACTGGCATGGGAGGCACGCTGATGGCTACCGCCCAGCGCCCCGCCCTTCTTTCCCTGCGACGCCGCATCGAATGCGACGTCCACACCGCCCGCAACTGGCTGCGCCGTCACTGGCTGACCCTCGCGTGGGTGGCAATGGCGTTGCTCGCGCTGTGGGTCGTGCCGATGCGCGCCATGGAGCTCGCCAACTACCACAACACCAAGGCGCCAGTGTGCGGTGCGGTGCGCGGATGATGTGCAACCAAGCCAGCCTGGTCGTGGTGCCGGTCGTGCATGTCGGCCTGCACGGACGTATCCACATCGCCTTCGGCATGCACGCGCCCAACCTGGTGGGCACACGCGAGGAAATGGCCGCATTCGCGCAGGCCATCCTCACCGCCACCGGCAAGGTGGAACCCTTCATCGAAGGCGACGTCCAGCACTGCAACGACGATATCCATCCGCGGGCGGTGACGGCATGAGCGCCCTCTTGCACCGGATCCTGTCTGCAATCTGGCCTGGGCGTCATTCACGGGGAGGCATCGTCAGCAATAACGATCATAGCCTGCGTCTTCAAGCCAGCGAACCCAACCCACCTACACGCGATCCAGGCGGGGTGCGCACGTGTGTCGAAGCAATCGATACGATGCGCGCCATGCGCAACGAGCTGCACGCACCACCTGATCCCATCAGCTTCATGCCGCGAAGCCACCCGTTAGCTCACAAGGCGGACGAAGCAATTGCTGCCGTGGAAGAGTTGGTCGTCGCGGATCAGGCGTACGACAAAGCCCGGGAGGCCTGTCAGAAAAACCTGACTCCGGCCGCAGTGCGTCACTTGGGCGCAACGATCGCCCGTCGTGCCGCTGCACTACTACGCGTAGGCGGTGCCGCATGAGCATCGATCACATGCTCTCGCAAGGCGTGATGGAAAGCATCCACGCCACCACGCCTGGTCGGCGCACACCCCGCAAACGCAACCCGCTGCCTGCCGTTCTCGGCTGGGCGGCCGTCGTGTTGCTGTCCCTTTTCGTGCTGGCCGCCGCCAGCGTTCCCGGAGCCTGAAATGCCAGAACTGCAACCCAAGATGCGCGACGCGTTGCTCGCTGCATCGCGTACACCCAGCCACAGCCTGCGCCGCGCCAATGGCGGCTACATCGCCACCGGCGGAAGCATCCGCACCAGCGGGCCCGTGATGTACCAGGCGTTCACGCGCCGCACCGTCAACCGCCTGCATGACGCCGGCCTGGTCACCTTCGACGAACCCGAATTCCCCACGCAGATCACCCTGACCAGCGAAGGGGAACGCATTGCCGATGAGCTGACAAAGGCGGGTGTGCAGTGATCCAGCGCTTCACCAACTTCATCTTCATCCAGCTCATGCAGCGTGTCGCCGCCAAGCGTCCACCCAACTTCGTGGTGGGCGCAGAGGATCCACAGGGCGCGTACCTACGCCGCTGGTACCTGCTGCCGCGCAACCCGATCTGCAATGTCTACCTGCACCACTTCCTGCGTGACGACGATGACCGCGCACTGCACGATCATCCGTGGGCCTGGGCATCGTGGCTGCTGCGTGGCAGCTACATCGAGCACACCATCGCCGCAGGCGGCGTCCACCACAAGCGTCTGCGCCACGCCGGCAGTTGGAAGTTCAGTCTGCCCAGCCGCGCACACCGCATAGAGCTGGTGCAGGTACCTGATCCAAACATGGACTGCACCAATCCATATTCGTGGTCCGCTACGGTAGTAGCACCCTGCTGGACGCTCTTCATCACCGGACCTCGCGTGCGTGACTGGGGCTTCCACTGCCCCGACCAAGGCTGGATCCACTTCATGCGCTTCACCAAGCCTGGCAGCTACGGCGAACGCGGACCGGGGTGCGACGCATGAGCAGCGTTCCCGAACGCGGCATCCGCACCGGCCGTTCGGTCGCGGTGCTTACCTACCTGGAAAAGCAGACCCGGTCGCGCAACGTGCGCGACATCATGGATGCCGTGGGCGTCAGCGAATGCACGCTGATGTACGGCACCTTGTCCACTCTGCAGCGCCAAGGCCGATTGCTGGTCAAGAAAGTGGGCGGCAACAACATGTTCCGCATCGCACCGGGCGCGCTGATCGACAAGCGCACCGCCAAAGCGCAAGCCGCATCCATCCAGCAGGTGAAGACGAGGCCGGCGAAGCGAACGCCAACCGCTGCACCTGCCCCCACGCCACGCGTCAAGGCACAGCACAGCGCCGGCCTCACCTCGCGTGTCATCAACACCCAACGCCTCACCGCCGCCAATGCACACGGCGGCGCGTACCTGGCTGCCAAGCGCATCGAGAGCATGCAGATCGCTGATGACATCGCCGACTTCGAAGCACGCGGCGGAAAAATCCAGCAGCTGGGCATGCATGAAACCTCGCGCCCGCTCAACGGCGACTACCGCGACGCTTTCACCATCAACAGCACCAAGCGCGGCGCGTTCCAGGCACACGCCATGCGCGCCCTTCCCGCAAACCCCGTCGAAGAACCCGACGACGAAACCGACGATTGAGGAACCCACCATGTGCACAGAACTTTCCGGCCCAGACTTCCTGGACAAGCTGGCGGACACCGAGTCGGGCAGTGGCTTCGACATTAACGCCCACGAATACCGCAAACGCGCCGGTCAGTGGCGCGAGCTCGAGCGTAGCGAGCGCGAAGCACGCGAATTGATTGCGCAACAAACCACCGAAATCTCCGCGCTGCGCGATCGCGCACAGCGTGCTGCCGCAGTCCTTTCCTAACCGATACCAAGGAGCACACCCATGAACCAGATCACCATCCACGTCGCCGGCAACCTGTTTGCGCCACAGCTGGCAACGCTTGCCGCCGGCATCACCAAAGCACTGCCGGGACCGGCGGACTACAACGCCGCGGTGCGCTACCACAGCGGCGGCATCGCCGGACTGCGGCCGGACGAAGTGCCGGCCATCCTGCAGCCTGGTGAACGCATCCGCACCGCCTTCACCAAGGTCACCGCTGAAGGCCTGCACCTGCCCGCCGACAGCGACCGCACCGACCACTTCGCCGTGATCGATCACAGCACCGGTCTGATGTGGTCCGTCGAATCTCTCGGCGACCCGTCTGACGAAAACGACGGCATCACCCAGGAGCATTGCATCGAACGCTGCAAGCAGCTGCGCCTGCTGGGCTACGACGACTGGCGCTTGCCCACCCGCACCGAACTCGCCGACCTGGTCGACGACACGCGCCACGAGCCCGCAATCGACGTGAGCCTCTTCCCTCACGTCAAGCCGCGCTGGCACTGGACCAGCACACCGGCTGCCTGGTCTTCGGCGTCCGCGTGGGGCGTCGGTTTCGACAACGGCGTCGTCGGCAGCAACCCCCGCAACAGCGACGGGTTCGCGTTGGCCGTGCGTCGTGCCAGTCAGTAATTGGCCTTTTTGATCATCAACAGGAGCATCACCATGTCACCTATCACCCTCATCAAAATCGGCGCCGACGGCCAGCCGCTGCCCAACGACGCCATCGAATGGGTTGCAGTGGAAGTTGCCGGCCTTGGCTTGCAATTCAGCGCCACCCAGATCAACGAAGAAGAAGAGTCCCAGGAAGACCTGCAGGCACGCGCCAGTGCACTCGACCTGCTGGGCAAGACCGACTGGGATCTGCCCACCATCGAAGAGCTGCAGCTGCTCATCGATCGCACGCGCTACCAGCCGGCCATCAACACCGACTTCTTCACCAACATCCAGAGCGATTGGTACTGGTCGAAGACGCCGGCTGCCTGGTCTTCGGCGTCCGCGTGGTTCGTCGATTTCAGCTACGGCTACGTCAGCAGCTTCCGCCGCTCCAGCCTCGGGTTCGCGTTGGCCGTGCGTCGTGCCAGTCAGTAATTTGACTTTCTGCTGATCTCATCATGCCCTCACGTTTCCAGCTCCCACCCATCGTCAAGGCCGCCGAGCGCTTGCTTGTGGATATCGAGAACGCGGTGCGCCGCTTTCCTCGCTACCACCGCTACCAGATCGGCGCGGACCTGCGCACGCAGGCCATGTCGGTCTACCGCGTGGCCAGCCGTGCATGGCGCGACCGTGCACACCAACGGCGGTGGGTGGAACAGCTGGTGTGGGCCATAGATGAGCTGAAGCAGTACATGCAGACGGCGAAGCTGCTGCATGCGTTCAACAGCTTTGCCCAGTTCGAAGAATTGGCACGCCAGGCGCACGGCCTGGGTGCACAAGCCGGCGGATGGCGCCGGCAGTTCGCCAACCCCCAAGCCCAGAGTGCATCAGGCAGCAATGCCGTCGTGCAGCGTGGCAAGAAACTGAGTACCTGCGCCGCCTCCACGGGGGCCAATCAATGACGACGCCACGCTACCAACACGGATGTGCGGCTGGGTCGCAAGAGCGCGGGGAAGCGGCTGCCTGGTCTTCGGCGTCCGCGTGGAACGTCAATTTCAACAACGGCAACGTCAACAACAACCACCGCAACAACAACGGGTTCGCGTTGGCCGTGCGTCGTGCCAGTGAGTTTCAGGGGGCTGTACCGCTGCAATCGCTCTACCGTGCCTGGCGTCGTGCGCGCCGGCAGAAAGTGCCCAGCCACAACCAGCTGCGCTTCGACAGCCGCTGGATGGATGGCCTGCTGCACCTGCAGGCGCAGATCCAGAGCAACACCTGGGCTCCACGCCGTTCCACCTGTTTCATCGCCACGCGCCCCAAGGCCCGCGAGATCCACGCACCGGACTTCGCCGACCGCGTCGTGCACCACTGGCTGGTGCCGCAGCTGGAAGCCATCTACGAACCGCGCTTCATCCACGACAGCTACGCCAACCGTGTCGGCAAGGGCAGTCATGCCGCCGTGCGCAGGCTGCAGGCGTTCGTGCGCCAGGTGCACAGCGGTCAACGCGGCGGCTACTACCTGCAGTTGGATATCGCCAACTTCTTCAACAGCATCCACCGTCCCACGCTGTGGGCGCACCTGAAGCCCGTCCTGCAGCGTGCTGGCATCGGCGCCGAAGCCCAGCACGTCACGCATGCGCTGCTGCGCCGTGACCCCGTGCGTGCCGGCGTGGATCTGCGTGCCACGCCAGAGGAACTGGCCGCGGTGCCGGCGCACAAGCGGCTGTGCAATGCGCCTGCCGGCTTCGGCCTGCCCATCGGCAACCTGTCCAGCCAGTTCTTCGCCAACGTATACCTGGACGCGCTGGACCAGTTCGTCAAGCACGAGCTCAAGGCCACTCGCTACCTGCGGTACGTGGATGACTTCGTGCTGGTGCACCACGACCGCGCACAGCTGGCCAGCTGGCAAGCGCGCATCGAGCAGTTCCTGCACGCTCACCTGCGCCTGGCATTGAAGGCGGACATCAGGCTGCGCCCGCTGGGCGACGGCATCGACTTCCTCGGCTACGTCATCCACCCCACGCACACGCTGGCACGCCGTCGCGTGGTGGTGCATGCACGCGAAACCCTGCAGGCATGGGAACGCGATCACGTGCGCGGCGACCAGCTGCAGGGCACGCCTGACGACTTCCGCCGCATCGGCAGTGTGCTTGCCAGCTACCAGGGCCACTTGCGTCACGCCAACAGCCACCGCCTGCAGCAGGCACTGCACAGCCGTTTTCCCTGGATCACCGCCGCCGCACTCCCGCGGCGTTTCTCTCACCGCCTGGAAGGCAGGCGCATTTCCATTCCCTATAGGAGCTGCACACCATGACCCAAATCCAACAGATTGCCCTGCAAGACCTGCGCTTTTCGCCCAGCAACGTCCGCAAGACCGGCAGCACCGACATCGATGACCTGATGGCCAGCCTTGAGGCGGAAGGCGTGCTCAACAACCTGGTGGTGACGGCCGGCAACGATGGCCTGTACTACGTGGAGGACGGCGGCCGTCGCCTGCGCGCTCTGCACCAGATGGACGAAGACGGCCGCCTTCCCGCCGCCCTGCGCGAGGTGCCGTGCAAGATCGTCGATGCCGACAACGCCGTGGAAGCGGGCCTCAGCGCCAACATCATACGCATGGCCATGCATCCGGCCGATGAATTCGTGGCGTTCAAGCGCCTGGTGGATGACGGCAACACCGTCGACGAAATCGCCACGCGCTTCGGCAAGAGCCCGCGATACATCGCGCAGCGTCTCAAGCTGGCAAACGTGCGGCCGGAACTGTTTGAGCTGTACCGCGAAGACGGCATGACGCTCGACCAGCTGGTCGCGCTGGCCAGCACCGACAACCACGAAATGCAGCGCCAGGCGTGGGAGACCGCAGCCGGCGACTGGGAGCGGCAACCGCATGCGCTGCGCAAGTACCTTGCCCGCGATTCAATCGGCGCCGGCGAGGCGCTGGCCACCTTCGTGGGCTTGGACGCCTACGAATCCGCCGGCGGCCGCGTGCAGCGCAACCTGTTCAACGACGACGTGCGCTTGACCAATCTCGCATTGCTGGATTCCCTGGCAATGGACAAGCTGGAAGCTATCGCACAGCAGCACCGTGATGCGGGCTGGTCGTGGGCCGAGGCCCGCATCAACATGGCATATGAAGAGCGGGCCGAGTTTCCGCGACTGCTGTTTGCGGGCCAAGAACCGCCCGAACTGTTCGGCACGCTTGAAGATGAAGCGCGCCACGCCGTGCTTGATGCGCGCCAGACCGAGATCTACGACATCGATGAGGACAGTCTGTCTGAGGAAGAAAAGAACTCTCTCCAGGATGAACTGCAGCGGATTGAAGCTGAGCTTTCTGATATCGACGATCGCATGGTGCAGGTCTACCCGGATGAGGTCAAAGGCAAATCAGGCGTCCTAGTGTTCACCGACAACAGCGGCCTAAATGTCAGCTATGCACGCCTCCGCCCTGGCGAAAAAGCCGGTAAAGACGGCAAGGTATCCGGGGCACCGGCCGCCAATGCCAAGCAGGAAAAGCCCAAGAAAGCCGATTTGAGCGACGCCGTTCGCACTTCGCTGGCCGCACACCGCAGCGAAGTGGCGCGGCTCCACATCATCCGCGACCCCACGTTGGCACTGTGCCTGCTGATCCACCGACTTCTGCAGAGCCACTGGCCCAACACCTATGGCCGCAACGGAGTGTGCATCGACACCGGCCGCACCAGTGAGGCCGCAAAGGTAGCCGACGTGCACAAGGCGGTGCGCACTGCGCTTGCAGATGAAGTTAAGAAGCTGTCCGCCATTCCCAAGCGCGACACGCTGCAATGGCTGATGGCACAGACTGATGCACAGCGCCTGGATATTCTGGCGTTGCTGGTGGCCAACAGCTTCGACGGCATCACCGCCTACCGCGATGGCCACGAAACGGTTGCGGACATCCACCAGATCGTCGGCTTCGACATGGCGGACCACTGGAATCCAACGGTCGATGACTTCCTCGGCCGGATCCATGGCGACCTGGTCGTGCAGGCCGTTACCGAAGCAAAGGGCAAGGACGCGGCGGCCACGCTCACCGGTCTGAAGAAGGCTGAGCGAGTGGCCACCGCCGGCAAACTGCTGGCTGGTACCGGATGGCTGCCCAAGCTGCTGCGCGGCGCGGACTACGGCAAGAAGAAAGCCACGGCGCCAGTTGCCGATGCTCCGGCAAAAGCCAAGAAGCCAACGGCCAAGAAACCCGCGGCGAAGAAGGCCGCCAAGAAAGCCGTGAAGAAGGCAGCCAAAAAGGTCGTGGCCAAGAAGGCGGCCGGCTGACATGATCGGCCCCGTCCTCGAGTTCCCCGACCTGCAAAAGCTCAGCGGCTTCGACCGCCGGGCCGATGTAGAACGGTGGGCCAAGGACAACGGCGTGCCCGTCAAGGGCTGCCGTGGCGGCGTTTGGACTACCTTGGATGCATTGAACAAGGCTCTTGGCATAGTCGCGGCGAATGACGATGCTTCACCCTACCAATCCGATATTCTCTGAGGCGGGAGCCAATGAACAGCATCTACTCGGTTGATGAAAAGGGCATTAGGTCACTGATCGGGACAGTCAGAGGACCGTTGGTACTCGCTTTTGATTCCCTTTCCGTCTCCACCCACGCGGCCGCTCTCGCCGCAACACAATTCACAGCGACCATGGAAGCCTCGAAACACTTCCGACGTTCACTTCGCATGCTTGCGCCCAGCATGAAACGCATCGAGGACCTGCGCCAACAGGCAAAGCGGAAGGGCCATCCAGGCTGGCGGCACCTCGCCTAATGCCACCCCGCGGCCGCATCCGTAAGCACAACCCCAGCATCCCGGGCCACATCGACCAGGCCGCGCTGCCGACAGGTGTGTACTGGGATCCGTCTGGCAACGGCCGCTGGTTCGTCTTTGTCACCAAGGAAGGCAAGCCCGCCCGCGAAACCATCGCCGGGCCCACTGCCCGCAACTCCGACCTGCACCGGTTCGTCGAGGAAGGCAAAGGCGGCCCCACCCACGGCACCGTGGAGTGGATGCTGGCCAAGTTCCACGACAGCACCCATTTCAAAGGTCTAGCGGCTGCTACCAAGCGCGACTATGAGGTCTGCCGTGCCATCGTGCAGGACTTCCCAACCAAGCTGGGCATAAAGGTCGGCGCGCTCGTGGCGGCACGCCTGGCCCAGCCCCACGTGCAGGCCATGCACGAGAAGATCGTCAAGCAGGGCACGCCATCCAAGGCGAACCACGTGCTGCGCTATTTGCGGGGGGTCTACAAATGGGCCGGGCCGCATCTGGGCATCAAGGACAACCCCGCACGCGGGATCCTGCAGGCCAAGGAACGCCAGCGGCGCAGGTTGCCGGCACCGGACGTGTATGCCGCCGTCGTGGGCTACGCACGCCACGGTGCGGGCTTGAAGGCGCACAGCAAGGGGTCCGTGCCGCCCTACCTGTGGGCAGTGGCCGAAATCGGCTACCTGTGCCGGCTGCGCGGCATCGAGACCAATACGCTGGTTGAAGCCCAGGGAGAGGTCGCCGGCCTGCGCACCGATCGCCGCAAGGGCAGCCAGAACAACATCGTGGAGTGGACACCGCGCCTCCGGGCTGCGTGGGACGCGCTGCTTGCCAACCGGGCGGCTGTCATCAAAAGACGCCGTCAACCTGAACAGCTCCACGCCGACCGCCGGTTCCTGGTCATCAGCGAAGACGGCGAACCGCTGAGCAAGTCAGGTCTCGATAGCGCTTGGCAACGGCTCATCGCCAGTTGCGTCGAGCACCAGGTCATCACCGAAGACCAGCGATTCAGCCTGCACGACCTCAAGCGCAAAGGCGGCACCGACACCGCCGGCACCAAGGCCGACAAGCAACAAGCTCTCGGCGTCACCGAAGCCATGATGAAGGTCTACGACCACAGCCTGGCGGTCGTGAAACCATCGGATATGCCGTGAATATTACGGAGGAATTTTACGGAGCAACGAAAAAGGCGCCCTTTCGGACGCCTAAGTCTTTGTTCTATATGGTGGGCTGTGAAGGATTCGAACCTTCGACCTATTGATTAAGAGTCAACTGCTCTACCAACTGAGCTAACAGCCCTGAAACTGCGCGGATAGTGTAACAAGCCGCAGCGTATCCAGGAACCCG